GGAACAGGGTCAGCGATATTAAGACTTCAGGCCGACTCAGATGCAAACTCCACAGATGATGCGAAGATTGTTTTCTACAACGACGGCACTGGCTCTGGCGATGCAACGTGGGCCATTGGTCATGATGGAAGTGACAGCGAGAAATTTAAGATTAGCCAGGGAGAACAAGTTGACACCGCCCCTAAGTTGACGATTGAAGCCGCTGGCAACGTCGGCATTGGTACGACGAGTCCGCATGGCGGTCACGCTGATGCAGATGGAGCGAATCTAGATATTCAAGGTAACTTTGCACTTGTTCTTGGTAGTGACGCATCTGCCGCTACTCGTACTAATAGCACAACTAAAAATAGCCGAATTGGTCTGGCTCACTACACTAATGCTGAAGAACCAATGACTATGATGTGGGGAGAAGTTCAGAATACTTATTCTCAGGTAACTATTGGCGGCGGGTCATCGTGGATGAATGCGGTAGAGGAAATACGTTTCTATACAGCCACTAATACCACGACCACTGGCGGTACTTTAAGGGCTAAAATTACCGATGCGGGTGATTTAAGTCTGGAGAACAACGACCTCCTCAACGTCGGCGCATCGGGCAACGATTGGTCGGCGAATAATCTGTCTGTGGCTACAACCAACGCTGGCGGCGATAACATGATAAAAGTCGAAAACTCAAGCACCGCCGCCAACTCAAACTCCATACTATATCTCACGGCAGACGGTAGCGATGGCACTTCGGATGCTTTTGTGCGATTCAATCGCCAAACGGGAACAGACGTTAACTGGCGATTGGGATACGACAACAGCAATTCAGTCGCTTTTGTTTTGTCGAATAGTAATGCGCTGGGAACCAATGATGCTCTCCGCGTGACCAACGCGACTCCACCTGTCACCACCTACAACACCACTCACCCGACAGGGACGTTCAGCGACTATGCCTGTGATGATTGCGGTAAATCCAGTAACGAAATGTTTGATTGTTGCGGCATCGTCCGTTGGCGTGATGACGTAATGGACTTTCGTGCTATGGCGCTTCGTGACCCTGATGCCCTGGACTACATGGAGCGCGTTGGAGTAATAGAGCGGACTACCGACAATGATGGTAATCCTGAAATATTCACGGTGCTAGGCCGAGACTTTGAATTTGCGATGTCGGCGGCATTCCAGAACCGTGAGCGGATGGACGCCCAGAACGAGGCTATGGACGCGAGACTTAAACGAATCGAGCAAGCACTAGGAGTTTAGACATGACAAACGACGAAGCGCTGGATATTCTGGCCGCGAAAAGGTCAGCGGCAAATGCGGCGATTAACGGGTTGAACGAGTACCGTTCTCAGTCCGGCGATTGGAAAACAGACATCGCCACGGCGAAGATGGCACAAGTCAAAGCCAACGCCACAACTGTCGGCGCAGATATAGCGGCCTGGGACGGCTCGGACCCAGACCCGGAGTAGAGCATGGCGGCTGGAGACGTAACCCTAACCCTTGCAATCGCTGGCGGTATTACCAAGACGGTAACCCTCGCCTCGGCTGTGCGGGTTAAAGCCAAGGGCAACCTCGTCATCACCGATGACGCGGAATGGGCCGTGACCGAAATCAACAAGTTTGGCGACGTCATACTGGCGCAAGCCAATGCCCAGGTGGACGTGGAGAATCCCGTCACCTATCTAGTATTCGCACCAGCAACGTAGGAGGACTCTTTTCAATGACCAACCAGAACGGGGCAACCGAACAAGTGCAGATAACCAACGAGATGCTGGGCGAACTGTTCCGGCGTCTGCCAGCCGCTGGCGAAGTGATGCGTATGATTATGCTTGAAGCCGAGAACAACGGCTTAAAAGAGCGTCTAGCGGCCTTAGAAGCGAAACCTGAAGCCGAGGTCGTATCAATATCTGATGAATAGTTACGTCTCGGTTGACCTTCTCAAGTCCAGTTCGGTGCTGAACGTCACTGGAAGCGGTGACGACACGCGGCTTCGGCTACTCGCAGAGAGCCAGAGTCGCGTCATAGACCGCCTCTGCAATCGGCACTTCTATGCGCTGTCAGCAACCAGAACCTTCGACGGCTCCGGCGAAGACAAGATGCTGATGCCTGACCTCGTTAGCGTAACGACTCTGAAGACCGACGACGACATCAACCGCACGTTCGAGGCGACATGGGCGACAACTGACTATTTGCTCAGGCCGAACAATGCCGACCCAGCGACCCGTGAGAACTCCAACTCCCGCCCTTACACCGAGATATTGATTGACTCAAACGGCACCAAGTCCTACTTCACTCAGGGCGCACAGACCGTCCAGGTGGCTGGAGTCTGGGGGTTCTGGCAACACACCTTCACAGCCACCGAGACCGCTGACGCTATCTCCTCGACTACCGCAACCACGTTCTCGGTATCTTCCCGCACTGATGTGGAGGCTGGGCATACCATTCTAATCGACTCCGAACAGCTATATGTTCAGAGTTATTCGGGCAATACTCTCACAGTGGTGAGGGGAGCGAATGGAACGACTGCCGCCACCCATTCCGGCGGCGCGGCTATCAGCGTGTACGAATACCCAGACCCGGTTAGAGAAGCGGTCATTATCCAGGCGGCGAGGATGTGGAAGCGCAAAGACTCCAGCTTCGCCAATGCCGTCGGCCTGGAGGGTGGGCTGATGGAGATATTCCGAGGCGTTGACCAGGACGTCAAACAGGCTGTGCGGCCCTATCGCAAGATAGCGATGGGGGTCATCTAATGGCCTCGGAGATAGCCAACGCCAAGGACGGGTTGTCGACGCTGATAGGCAATATATCGGCCATCCGACAGGTATTCGATTACCCGCCGGAGGACGTTCATGAGATGCCTGCGATGGTCCTACTGTTTGAGGGTCGGGACACCGAGCAAACAATAGGCGGTTCCACGTTCCAGGGAACGATACGCGGCACGTTGCTCGTCTCGTCGGCCTCGACCAAGCAGGCGTTCGACGAGTTGGACGCCTACATGGAGCCGTTGGGCACGAATAGCATAGAGGCGGCGGTTGACGCCGACACTACCTGGGATAGCGCCGTTGACACGGGGCGGCTCATCAGTGTTGAGAACGTGGGTTATCGAGACGTCGGCGGGGGCCGATACGCGGCGGCTGATTTTGTTTTCGAGTTTGTAAAACAGGTGGCGACATGACCCTATATGACAGCAAGGACACAATTGTATACATGGCCCAGTACGACATAACGACCTACACCACAGAGGCCGGACTAACTGGTTCCCGCAACCTGCATGAGGCGACGACGTTTGGCTCTGCCGGGGCCACATTCCACCCTGGGACGGAAATGCCAACGCTGTCATGGTCTGGGCTATACGACGACGGGACAAGCGGCTCCGAGGTGATTGTCAACGCTCTCAAAGGGGCTTCTTCCGAGTCGGTCATCTCGTACTATCCAGGCACCGACGCCATTGGCAAACTCAGCATGGCGAGCGGTGGGGCATGGATAGGAGAAGACCCGTCGGTAGATGCGTCCGTTGGCTCACTGGTAGCCATGAGCGCGAGCATCAATATGGGCCTTGTGACCCGCTCTAAATCCACTGGGACGAAATCAACCGTCACGGCCTCGACCTCTGGCACATCCATAGATGATGCCGCGTCGTCCGCTAGCGGTGGAGATTGGGTCTACCATGTGTTCGCCTTTACTGCTTCCGGCGGGAACGCTCGGTGGCAAGTCGTCCTTCAGCACAGCGCGAACAACTCTAGTTGGTCGGACGTCTCCTCGGTGAACGTCAGCGCGGTGGGAGCCGCCAAAAATAGCTTCACAGGGACTCTCAACCGATATGTCCGGCAACGAGTAGTCCTCGACGCCTCGTCCGGGTCAATCACCTTCGCCATCTCATACAACCGCGCATAGGAGTATAAAACAATGGCACTTTTTGATAGCAGTAAGTCGAAATTCCTGATAACCGACAGCGGCGGGACAGCCAACCGAGACCTGTCGACATACATCACCGAAATCAGCGGATTGCCTGGAGCCAGAAACCTCAACGAGGCCACCGCTCTGGGCGATAGCGGGGCGACGTTTCACCCAGGCCTGGAGAATGTCACCATCAGCTTGAGCGGTCACTTCGATGACACCGCCACAACAGGCCCAGAGGCGGTTCTCGGCCCTCTCAGGACGCATACGGCGGCGGTGGCCTTTTCGTATGGGCCGAAGGGCAACACGGGCGGGTTCCTGAAATACTCCGGCACATGCTGGGTTACTGAGTTGGCCGTAGATTCATCCGTCGGCTCGCTCGTTGCATGGTCTGCAAGCCTGCAAGTAGAGGGAACGGTTACCAGAGGGACATTCTAATGCCGACTATTGGCGAGGCGAAGGCTTCCCAGAACGGTCATTCAGTCCAGCGCATCGAATTGCCTGTCACGGGCGGTTGGTGGGAACTGAATACGAGGCCCGCATGGGGCAAACTCATGCAGATTCGCAAGGCGATGGCGCAACCTGGGGCCACCGACGAGGACAACATCAACATTGTCCTTCAGGAACTCACTATCAAATGGTCGTTTGATGACGAGGTGACAGCCGATGCCATCGAGCAAATGGACATAGAGGACATCGGTGAAGTTATGGAGGTCGTCAACAATTCCATACTCCCTTTATTCGAGCGGATGGTCAGAAGCTAGAGGCCGAGAAGCTATTCATTGGCCTCAAAGGAGGCCGGGTCCCGCCGGATTATATAGTCGCTCACACAATGCACGAAACCGGGCTTAGTTGGCAGGAGTTGGAGACGACGCCTGCCGACGTCGTAAGCAGGTTAATGCTTTACAAGCAAGTTCGCACAGCAATCGAGACCAAAGGACAGTTGCAGTTCCCTGATGCCTAAACCGACACCACAGTACACCGTCACTCTGCACGGGTTCGACCAACTGACGCGGACGTTTCGCTCTGCGCCTCACTGGCTCGGCGAGGAGGTGACCAAGGGCATGAGACAGTCGGGTCTCGCCGTCCAGCGCGAGTCGGCGATACTGGCTCCGGTGGACACTGGACGGCTACGGGCGTCGATAGAGGTTCAGATTGACGGCAAGGTCATCCCCGAATGGGTGAAAGTCGGGCCGACGGTTAAGTATGGGGCGTTCGTGGAGTTCGGGCGCAAGGCGGGGGCCAGGATGCCGCCGCCTTCTGCGCTGTTGCCTTGGATACGGCGGCACGGCGGGTCTGGGAATCCCGAAGCGGCGGCGTTTTTGCTGGCGAGGGCCATCGCGAAGCGGGGCATCAAGCCCAGGCCGTACATGCAAGAAGGATACAAAGGCTCAAAACGGGCCATTAGTCGCATCTGGGATAGGGTCGGAAGGTCAATCGAGATGAGATGGGGGCGCGAAAATGGCTGAAGAAGCACGACTGAATATCATTCTGCGTTTGAAGGACGAAGCCTCCAAACGTATGAAGAATGTAGACCGCTCCTTCAAGCAATCCGGCGCAAAAATTGGGCAGGCGGCGGCTGGCGGGGCTTTGGTCGCTGGGGCCGCTGTGGCGGGTGTCGGGAAGACTATGTTGGACTTCGGCGACGATGTGAAACTTGCCGAGAATCAACTGCGAATGGGAACGGGCGCGATGGGTGACGACCTCGATGCCCTCATGGATTCCACGGGAAGCGTCAGCGGTCAGGTGCCACAGGACTTTCAGGCTGTCGCCAGTGCGGTGGCTGATGTCAGCACCGAGTTCGGCCTAGCAGGCACGGAATTGGAAGAGATGACCAAGATGTTCTTGGATGTTTCGCGAGTGGCTGGAACTGAAGCAGGCCCGATGATTAAGGGCGTCAACGACGTCATGAGCGTGTTCGGCGAAGACCAGACCGAGACCAACCGCATCCTCGGAGATTTCATCAAAATCTCTCAGGACACGGGCATCCCGTTGGAGAAGCTAATCTCGGAGATGACGACCTACGGCCCAGTGCTGAAGAATGCTGGCATGAGGACAGACGAGGCGGCGGCGTTTATCGGGACGCTCAACCAGTCCGGCATCGAGGCTTCCAGGGTTATGCCGGGGCTGAACGCTCGCATGAGGAAGCTGGCCGAAGAAGGCATTACGGACATGAAGACTGCCCTTGAGGATGACATTAAATTCATCTCGACGGCCACCGACGACACCGAAGCCCTTAATCGGGCCACTGATGTCTTCGGCTCAGAGGGCGCACAGCGTATGCTGGCGGCGATTAGGGCGGGGTTGATACCAGCGCACGAAGACCTCGTAGAGAAAACACGAGCATCCGCCGACGAAGTGGAGAACCTCACCAAGGACACATTGACCACCTCGGAGCAATTCTCTGTAATGAAGAACAGGCTCAAGGCTGTCATCGCCCCCTTCGCTGATTACATAGCCCTCATAGGAGCAATACTCATCCCACTGGGCCTTCTTGCTGTCGCCATTGGCGGCGTTGCTCTGGCGGCCACCGCTCTCAGCATTCCGCTGTTGCCATTGCTGGCTGTAATCCTGGCGATTACTGCCGCTGTGGTGGCGGGAGTTATCATCTTCAAGAACTGGGATAAAATCGTCGGCTTCCTGGGCGACACTTGGGCGAAAGTCTGGGGCAAGATGGGAGGGCCAGTGATAGCAGTCGTGGGAACCGTGAAAGACGCCATTAAC